AGTTGAAAAGTTAAAAAGGAGATTATATGGCTAACGTCGCCGTAATAGAGACGAAACCGTCAAGAACAAATTTTACTCGGGAGTTTGATGGAGCTTTCGAGTTTGATCAGTATCAACTTTGTTCAGACCCTACAATTAAGAAGGTCTTAAAAAGAGATTGCGATATTGATATTGATACAGATGCTTACGAGTGGATTGTACTTGTAGGGTCTGATGCGTTAAAGTATTTTACAAAAATTAATTCAGTAACAGAATATTCAGGTAAAAAAGTTGAAGGAAAGTTTTTGCCTGTAATTAACCCTGCGATGCTTGCATTTAAACCTGAAGCTAGAAAAACTTGGGAAGATTCCAAGGCTAGTATTATTTCTTATATTCGTGGAGAAATAGAGGATGTAGTAATTGATGAAAGTATTGCTTTTGGAATACAAAATACGGAGGATGCTAATGCTTTTATCGAACAGGCTATTAGACATGAAGGAGACTATGTTGCTTTGGACTCAGAGACTACTGGACTCTATCCTAGGGACGGTCATATGCTGGGTATTAGTCTTAGCTATAATGGGACTAGCGGGGCTTATATTGACACCGATTGTTTTGATGATGATACTGAACGACTTCTTCAAGAGCTTTTCAATAAGAAAGCTGTAATTTTTCACAATGCAAAGTTTGATATGGCATTTTTTGAATATCATTTCAATTTTAAATTTCCACGCTTTGAAGATACAATGTTATTACATTATCTCATAGATGAAAATCCCGGGACTCACGGACTTAAGCAACTTGCTATGAAGTTTACTCCTTATGGAGACTATGAGAAACCCATGTACGATTGGATAGATCAGTACAGAAAAGAGAATGGTATCTTAAAAGGAGACTTTCAATGGGGCTGGATTCCCTTTGATGTAATGAAAACTTATGCAGCTATGGATGCTGTATGTACATTTTTAATCTATGAAAAGTTTGTAAAAATTAAGCAGAACAAAAAACTATGCTGGGTATACGATAATATTCTTATCCCAGGTACTAGATTCTTGACAGATGCACAGGATAATGGAGTTCCGTTTGATAAGAAAAGACTGTATACTGCACAAAATATTATGCAGGATGATATCGACACTGCAATAACAAAGTTATACGAGGACGATAGAGTACGAAAGTTTGAGCAGATACAAGGAAAAGAATTTAATCCAAACAGTACACTTCAGTTACGAAAGTTACTGTTTGATTTTCTAGGGCTTAACCCTACAGGTAAAAAGACAGGGACGGGAGCAGACTCAACAGATGCTGAAGTACTAAAAGAGTTATCTTCACAATCAGGAGTTCCGCAGTTGATTTTAGATATACGACAAAAATCTAAAATCAAGAATACTTATTTGGATAAAATCATACCCCAACTAGATAGAGATTCTCGTTTGCGTACAGGATTTAACTTGCATGGCACAACCAGTGGCCGACTTTCTTCGAGCGGTAAACTGAACATGCAACAGCTACCTCGAGATAATCCTGCGGTAAAAGGATGTATTAAAGCCGCAGCGGGGTCAAAGATAGTTGCAATGGACTTAACTACTGCAGAAGTATATGTTGCCGCAGTTCTTGCAAAAGATGAAGCATTGATGGATGTTTTTCGTTCCGGCGGAAACTTTCATAGTACAATTGCACATAAAGTATTTCGGCTACCCTGCCAAGTGGAAGAAGTAGCAGAGTTATATTCCGATCGACGACAAGCAGCTAAAGCCGTTACCTTTGGTATTATGTATGGCGCAGGGCCCGCAAAGATCAGTGAGCAAGTTACAAAAGACAGTGGAAAATATTTTTCCAAGCAAGAAGCCTCTGAAGTAATTAGTGATTACTTTAAGACTTTTCATAAATTAAAGTCTTGGATTGAAACTAATCAAAAATTTATTGAACAAAATGGATTTACATATAGTTACTTTGGACGTAAAAGGAGATTGCCAAATGTCGCTTCAGAAGACAAAGGTATCAAATCTCATAGCATTAGGAGTGGTCTTAATTTTTTGGTGCAGTCTGCTGCTTCTGATATTAACCTCTTAGGTGCTATAGATATGAATGCATTTATAAAGAGTGAGAAACTAAACTCAAGAATTTTTGCTCTTGTTCACGACTCAATTCTTGCCGAAGTACCAGAGGAAGAAATTGATACATATTGTAATAAACTACAAGAACTTATTCAAATGGATAGAGGTATTTTTATACCTGGAGCCCCAATTGGATGTGATTTTGAGATAGGGGATGATTACTCTATGGGCAAGTTTGAAAAACAATATTTGTGATAATAACATATAAAAATATAGATAGAATTAATTTTCCTGTATTTAACTTACCAAACGGAAACTGGCAGCTCTTAGATGGGCTGCTTTTTCTAGACGAGTACATTCTTGATGATAAGAACATGGAAGGAGACAGTCTTGGTAAGCGCAGACTTCAAACGCCACATGAAAACTTATTTGTTTTAAAAAAATCTTTAAATAGTCACCTAGGACTAATTAAATCCCGGGATAAACATTTTATTGATTCAAATGGTAAAGTTTTTATATATGAAAAAACTAAAATGTGCCCCATACAATATTACAGAATTAAAGAAGTAACTAGAAAAGAAGTAGCTTCTCTATTGCACTTGTATGGTGTAAAACAATCTTTTATTATTCCTCGACCTCCTGACCCTGATTGTACATGGGCAGGAGTTCTATTAATGTATAATATGCCGTGGCTTTTATACGACTATTCTACTGAGTGTTTAAAGAACAAGCGAAAGAAAGTATGAAAGCAGTCATAAGTAATAGAATACTTTTGGAAGTTACTCCAGAGTATAAGGAGCATCTTAGTAAAGAACTGACCTATAAAGTTCCTGCTCCTAATCCCAAAGACCCTCCTCTTGTTATAAAAAATATGGCAAGAGTTAGGGAGAACTTAGTAAGCATACCAATTGGAAGAACGGATTTAATACCAGATGAATATGAAATTATTGACAAGAGGATTATGGTTCCTGCTAATTTTCCTTCTTTTCAGTACGTACTCCGCGAATCTCAACAAGCCGTCTATGATGAACTCACAGATAATAGTATCATCAATGCGTGGGTAAGTTGGGGAAAGACTTTCACGGGGTTGGCGATAGCAGGAAAATTAGGGCAAAAGACATTAGTAATAACACACACAGTACCCTTGAGAAATCAGTGGGCAAAGGAGGTAGAAAAAGTCTATGGAATCACTCCAGGAATTATTGGTTCTGGTTCTTTTAACACCGATTCTTGTATTGTGGTTGGTAATACCCAAACACTCTACAGAAACATCGATCGAGTTCGAAAAATGTTTGGAACAATTATCTTGGACGAAATGCACCACGTATCTTCGCCAACATTTTCCAAAATCATCGACACAAACCATGCAAGATACAAACTTGGCCTCAGCGGGACAATTGAAAGAAAAGATGGAAAGCATGTAGTATTTCGAGACTATTTTGGTCAAAAAATATTTAAGCCCCCAAAAGAAAATTTCATGACCCCAGTTGTAGATATTATAAAATCTGAAATAAGATTTATGGATGGAGCTAGAATACCGTGGGCGAATCGAGTAACGAATCTAGCAAATAATGAAGAATACATACACACTGTATCATTACTTGCTAGTTTTTATGCAGCAAAAGGACACAAAGTTTTAGTTGTATCAGATCGAGTACAATTTTTAAAAAACTGTGCGATATTAGCAGGAGAAAAAGCTATATGCGTTACAGGAGAAGTTCCTCATGAAGAACGTGAGAATCTTTTAAATGAGATAAATTATGGAAATAAAAATATTTTATTCGGTACTCAAGCAATATTTAGCGAAGGTATTTCGGTTAATGCGCTATCTGTCCTTATACTCGGTACCCCTATCAACAACGAACCTCTCCTCACACAACTTATCGGAAGAGTTATACGAGAACGGGAAGGAAAACAAACACCTGTAATTGTAGATATTCATTTAAAAGGAAACACTGCTCGCAAGCAGGCGTCAAATAGAATGGGATACTACATAAAACAAGGTTGGCGAATCAATCAAGTATAGAAAAATAGTTCTTGACTTTTACCTCAGATTTTAGTATAATATGTTATTGTTCGATTGGAAAAAGATATATAATACCGCAGCGGGAGATCCTACTGACATAGTAAGGATCCTTAGAATGTTGGTTGAAAAAAGAATACCAAAGAACAAATATGAAAAAGAGTATTTTTACTCACAAATGAATTTTGACGGTACAAGTTTTTTAGTACATCCTGAAAGACTGTTATATAATGGATATAAATTTACTTTTCGAGAAATGGCTGTATATACAGGTATTGCTGCTCTTAGGCCTCTTCCTGATTTCTATGCTTCTCATAAAATAACTTTAGATTTATTACATTTACCGGCAGAAACACTACCACACATATATGAAAATAGGCTACTGGAGATAGAGAATGGACTTGTTCATTTTTTATACGAAGGAAGTCCCCCAAAACAGGAGATACATTAATGGCAATTACATTTAACAAAGCAAAGGGCGCAGCTCAGAAAAGTTCTATCAACACTTTTGTTCCACAGGACGGCGACAATAATGTTCGGCTTGTAGGCGACGTATTGGCACGTTACGTTTACTGGATCGAAGGAGAGAACGGTAAGAACATTCCTCTCGAATGTCTTTCTTTTGATAGAGATGAAGAGCGTTTCAACAACAAGGAAAAAGATTGGGTTCGTGAATATTATCCAGATCTGAAGTGTGGCTGGAGCTACGCAATGCAGTGTCTGCATAATGGAGAACTGAAAGTTTTCAATCTTAAGAAGAAGCTGTTTGAGCAGATTATGACTGCTGCAGAAGATCTAGGAGATCCTACTGATCCAGAAACTGGCTGGGATGTTAAATTCAAGCGAGTAAAGACTGGCCCTCTGCCTTACAATGTAGAGTACCAAGTACAGGTACTCAAGTGTAAGTCTCGTCCTCTTGACGAAGATGAACGAGCACTTATTGTTGATCTGAAGTCTATGGATGATGTTATGCCCCGTCCGACTCCAGACGCACAAAAAGAGCTACTCGATAGAGTACGAGAAGGCGTTAGTGATTCAACTAATGTCGATGAAGAAGCACTAGAGAATGAGTTTAATATTGCATGATTCTTTTTACAGCAGACTGGCACATCAAACTGGGACAAAAAAATGTCCCAGTTTCTTGGGCTATAAATCGTTACAATACTTTTTTTGAACAGATTCACAGTCTGGAAAAAATGTGCAATATGCATATTATTGGAGGCGATCTTTTTGATCGCTCTCCTTCTTTAGAAGAATTAGAACTTTATTTTTCTTTTATAAAACATGTTAAGGTTCCAACAGTAATTTATGATGGAAACCATGAAGCTACAAAGAAAAATAAAACTTTTTTTACTCAGTTAAAAGAAGTGAGTAGAGAAGTAAATCCTTTAGTACAGGTAATAGATATTTCATATATAGATAATGATACGGGCTTTAGTATTTTACCGTATGCAGAACTACATAAGAAAGATATTATAGATCATTTTCCTAAGCACTATCCGTTGTTTACTCATGTTCGTGGAGAAATTCCTCCTCATGTCAAGCCAGAGCTGGACTTAGACTTGCTAGAGGATTTTCCAGTTGTCTTTGCAGGCGACCTACACGCACACAGTAATACCCAACGAAATATTGTATACCCCGGGAGTCCAATGACAACTTCTTTTCATAGAAGTAGAGTATCTACAGGATACTTACTTATAAATGAAGAGGACTGGTCTTGGATATGGGAGCCTTTTGACCTTCCACAATTGATACGTAAAACCGTACAAAGTGAAGAAGAAATGGTTCCTACTGACTACGATCATACAATCTACGAAATAGAGGGAGATATACAGGATTTAGCAGAGGTAAAAAACTCAGAGCTATTGGATAAAAAAGTAGTAAGACGAAGTACCGAAGCAACTCTCTTACTAGAAAAAGAAATGACAGTACAAGAAGAATTAAGTGAATACTTACAATTTGTACTAGAGATAGAAGAAGCAAAGATACCAGAAATTATAGGAACTTTTAATGATTACGCTTCAAAAGTTACAATGGAATAACTGCTTCAGTTATGGATCCAATAATGAAATAGACCTGGATGGGCAAACAGTAACACAAATTCTTGGAACTAATGGAATGGGCAAGTCGTCCATTCCTCTTATTATTGAAGAAGCACTTTACAACAAAAATTCAAAAGGAATTAAAAAAGCAGACATTCCTAATCGTTATTTAAATAACGGTTATGATATCGTATTGAATTTTACAAAAGACGACGATGTATACAAAATTACTGTAAACAGAAAGTCAAACATCAAGATAAAGTTTGAAAAAAATGGAGAAGATATTTCTAGCCATACGGCTACAAATACCTATAAGTCCATTCAAGA